CGGTGAGTGGCGCACGGCTAATACTCCATACAAAAAGCTCACCATCTGTACGATGGGGAGTCGCTCCTGGCTCTCAAAGGTTGACACTTCGAATCCACCTCTATGGACTCAGACAACTCATGACGGGAGGCGAATCACTCAGACCCAGAACGGCGGCAAGTCCTACGGTTATATTATTACCGAAGAAGTGAACACCGACGAATGGGAACAACTGACATCAGACGGCGGCATGGTCTATCTCATCAGTACATGCAGCAATATACGGGTGAGCAATGCCGGTTCGCTTGTTCCTTCAGCTTTCCGCGTCTATGCCAAGCGGACGCTTGGTAGCGCCACATTGACTTATCCGGACGGATATCTGACCGCACGGGGGTACAGCAACGGGATATGGAGCGCCATCGCAGGGCCTTCGAGGGCTTCCGAGATTACGGTCAACGCTTCTGCAGGGTATTCAACGTTTTCAGTCCGCTGTTACCAGAGCCAGGCTGACGCTTCGGCATGGAATGACAGTTTCATTGCCGAGATGTCCGTGGGTGTAAGTTATGACGGTTCAAGCGGACGAGATGCCAGTGAGCCGCGTCCGAGAGGTTTTTTCACCAAGGGCAACACGTATGTATGGAATGAAGATTACCATGACATCGTACTGGCCACATTTAACAATCGCACCATTCCGTTCAGGGTACGGGCATACGGTACTTCTGTCACTGTCGCACCCTCGTCCATTGACGGTGATGCGAATTGGGAGGCGGCACAGCAGTATCAGTTTGTGGCGACTGACATGATGCTTTCCCGAAAGATACGTGCCGATGAAATCTATGTGGATGATTTGGTGGTACAGAATGTATTGGCAAGGGATGACGATGGGAATCCGACAATCGAAATCAATGGAGATGAAAAGAGGTTCACCATAGGCGGAATTGAAATAAATTCCGACGGGTTAGGGTCTAAGATGGCTGATTCCGGAAGGCTTGATTTGAACGGGAGCTTTATGCGGCTCGGTTTGGATGGGCTAAGAGTAAGACATTCCCAATATTCGAATCTGGATAACATTATCAGATATGTATATAGTATCGCGACATTGATAGATGGCTGTCTCAAACTGGAATCCAAAGGGGCAGTCTATTCACCCAAAGAGGTATTCTATGCCGTATCAGGCAATTTCGGTTTGAAAATAAACAGTTCCGGGATATACAGGACTTCGGACGGAGGCACAACATGGGTTCAATTATAATTTTAATATCAGTATTATGAAAGTGTTTTATGAAAGCAAAATTGCAAAATGGCTGCTGTGGCAGGGCTACAGCACCATCACATTGGGATGCTTTGTATTCACCACGAAAAGCAAGGAGGAGATGAAGCAGAGTACACTTAACCATGAGGCGATTCATGTGCGCCAATGGGAAGAATGTCTGATTGCATCGGCTGTGCTGCTGACATTAATCATGCTGTTTACCGGGTTCAACTTATGGGTATATCTACTTTGCCCGTTGTGGTTCTACCTCCAGTATGGTGTGGAGTACGCAATATCCTACATGTATCACTTATGCCGTAACCGGTGCTGGGTGAATGTAGGTGATAAGGCTTACGGAAATTCAGCATTCGAGATGGAGGCAGAAGCCAACGAAGAGGTAGACGGTTATCTTGATGTGAGAACTCCTTTTGAGTTCTTCAGATATTACGGAAAAATTTGATTTATAATTTACAAAACGAGACTAAAATTAAAATGTTAAATCGGGTAATATTTCCGTCCGGAAATTATGCCCCTTAAATATAAGAATATGGCAGAGAAGCAAGATATTAAAATGAATCAGTTCCAAGTGGTAACGGATGCACCTTATATATATGTGGAACTGGCAGATGGTAGCCAAGGGAAAATTAAGAAGAGTGATTTGGCAGATGTTCTGTTTAATCAGAAGGGGTTATATCCGCAAAATATTCGTAAGACAAAAGTGTTAGCTCCAGGTGAAATATTTGATTTTGGAGTAAAAGGAGGATTGGTTGTGTTCTCTACTACATCAATCCAAGAACAATGCGTAGCATTATTTTCTTGTTATGGAGAAGAGAATGCAATACAATTGATTTCTTCAAATGAAAGATTTATTATTGGGAATAGGAATAGTAATAATAGTAGTAAGTTGGTTTTATTCAGAGAAGATTCTGCAAATTCATGCTTTATTAAAAACAATTGGGATGGTAATATATCAATCTATTATCAAATAGTTGCAGGATTTTGGTAATATTTTTACTAAATATATATAAGTAGATTAATCTCTTATTTTCCTATTGCATATCTTGCCCCTTAAATGTGAGAATATTATGGCAGGTAGTGATATAGCAATGAACGCGTTTCAGATAGTGACTGATGTGGCGTATGTGTATGGTGAGAAAAGTGATAGTAGCCAGGGGAAGATTGAAAAGAATGTTTTTATTGATATTGTAAAAAGATATATCACCTCTGTTAGATTTGCAGGTAGCATACCAGACTCAGATTTAAATAGCATATACAAAAAGGAAGAGTCTGGAATATCCATATATAATATCAGTGCGGAGATTCTAAATTCTCCTGCGACCTATTCATTCTGTATTAATATACAGAGGTCAGGAAAAGGCGATGTTACTGCTTCCCAAAGAATTTTACAAATTGTTCCAGATGATAATTTGGTTAATTTACGAACGGGGAAAGGTGATGGAGAAAAGATTGTTTATACGCCGTGGAGGCGAATATAAATTACTTATAATAGAGCAATTTATTCATTCTACTTTTTCTGCCTTATCTTCTGCCCCTTAAATATAAGAGTTATGGCAGAAGATATTAAAGAAAACGAGATGACCACAGTTAACAGTGTAGACTATGTGAGAGGGCTAAGGGGTAAGGACAGCGTACTTGTTACTCCAGCCGAATTATTGGGCCTCGTGTTTCAAGGAAGAGGCAATGTATCTTCCAATATCGATAATTATACAAAAACCGGATTTTATGGAATAAACGGTTCCATATATAATGCTGAAGTGATTAGTTATGGAATGTTGCTTGTATTTAGTGGAGTGAATGTTGCAGAAGCAGCTGGAGGAAATCCTATTGTGCAAATTGCCATTAATGGGTATCACCCAGCCGTAGTAATGAAGGTACGGATACGTTGGGAAAGTACTTGGAGCGAATGGAAGTCAATAACTCTTACCTAATCTGATAATAGTATTTATTACCCGTTCCGGCCATCTCGGTCAGAACGGGTTTTAATTATATCAGTATATTTGTTTCCATTCTCCCCATTGATACGCACCTCCCGTACTTTTCCTCCCAATTAACATGAACCCAGTTAGGCTATTATAACTATAAGCTATTATTGTCACGACATTTAATCCATTGCTACCCCCATCAATACGAGATATTATCTCAGCTGTTCCGTAAAATGCTCCATTTCCTTCAGGACCATTTAAAGTCCCTGATTTTTCTGTATTAATTTCGTAAACATAAAAACCCGCCCTGGGGAAATTGGCTGGGTCTTTAAAATCTCCATTAAAACCCACTTTGGGAGTGATATGCACCAAATCATCCTTCTTTATCAGCACGCTATCTTTCCCTTTCATTCCTCTTACATAGTCTACACTGCTGACTATAGTCATCTGGTCCTCTCTTATGTCATCACTTGCCATACTTAATACATTTAAGGGGCAAAGGATATGACGGAAAAATACAAGGCAGGAAAGTGGACTTAATCTTATACGATAAATGCTGACACTGGCCTAACTCTGTACTCGCCAGTAGCCTTAGCGCGGCCGTACGCGTTGCCATCGCTGAGGGTCAAATACCACGCGTTGGTCGCGCTGTACTCGGTACTGCTCCAGTAGGCTGTTTCAACTAATTGTGTTGCTCCCTCAATAAGTGATAACGCGTAATTGATTTTTGTCATGTTAGCGTAAATCATCATCAACTCACCTAAAGACGGTAGCCACCAACGCCCGGCGGTCAGCCCCTTGCCATTAGCATTTACGCGACTGTACGCTGCGCAGTACCCCGGCGCATAGCTTACCGATTTACATTCATTCTTTGTAATCTGCGCTGCGGTATTGGCCTTACCTGCCCAATCGTCAAAGGCTACCAGTCGGTTGGTAGTGGTTTTCCCCCCACCGTTAACGGCTGCGCTACTCCATGCTAAGGTAGTCGTAGCCTCAGTGGGCGCAACCACTAAGATTTTTCCACCCTCAACGACTACCACACCCTCGGCTATTTCGCCGCTGTTTTGGTAGCTTGCCCACTTGTTAGGCTTAACCATTAACGGGTTATTGTCGCTGTTACGGTGGAACATCACGAACGCCCCCTCATTCAACGAATCCATTATACTGAGCCTTAATTTTCCTTGGCTTCCATTCGCTGTTTCACCGTACACATAGGACACCTCATTAACTATCTGGAACTGATTCATTGCTATATCATCACCTGCCATATCTTTCTTACATTTAAGGGGCAAAGGATATGGCAAAGAAGCAAGAGGTTGAACAAAGGCCTCTGATTAAGTAATTATTTTAAATAATTAAATTACTATTCTCTTTATAACTATATTATGTCCATAAGATAAATTGTTTTTAATGAAGAAGTTCCCATTTGTTTCCTTTCGTCCGAATACGATACTCTTAGTACCATCTGCATAGTCGCAAAAAATATTCGTTTCTCCATCTGATACAAAACATTGATAGGAAGAACCACATATATAAATAGCAGCGTTTCCTCTGGTAGTCGTCATAACTGCGTATATCCCATTTCCCATTCTACCAAGGTTTTTTTCTTCGCCTTCGTTTAATACAAATCCATAGGTGTATATTCCCATCGCATTCATAACCTCTTCTAATGTCGGACTGATGCTATTGCCGTTCGCCGCCAATCCACGTAGCCGTGCCGGAGTACCACCACTCATTGCATTTTCTTTAATATCTTGCTCTGCCATATCTTTCTTACATTTAAGGGGCGAATCCTCCGGATTATGAAAACTTTATGTTCGATACTTTATTAATTGCATATAAATTCTTACTTTTAAAGGAGAAAAACAGAATCCTATGAATTACGGTTACATACGAGTCAGCAGTGAAAAACAGACCGTTGAAAACCAGCGGTACGAGATAACTGAATACTGCAAGCGCAAGGGGCTCATTATAGATAAGTGGATTGAAGAGAGTGTGTCTGGTGCCAGGCATCCCAATGTGCGGAAATTAGGCAAGATACTGAATACGATAGACCAAGGCGATACCATATATGTTACGGAACTTTCAAGACTTGGACGCTGTGCGTATATGGTTATAGCTATCATATCTCATTGTCTGATTGCCAAAGCCAATATTGTGGAAATCCGTGATGACAAGCTTATTAAAGATGATTCAGATTCTGTGCAAGATACGTTTTTAAAGGTCTTATTTGCTCAAAGAGAGCGGGAAGATATATCAAGGAGAACCAAAGCCGGACTTGCCAGGCGGGTAGCCATGGGGATGAAGCTTGGACGAAAACCAGGTGTTCAGAATTCCCATTATAAATTGACTGGAAAGGAACGGCTAATAAAAAAGATGTTTGAATACGGATATTCCAAAGCCGCTATTTGTAGAAGGCTGCAATGTAATCCGATAACTTTGGATAGGCATCTTATAAGGATGTGCTATTTTCTACCTTGTAATTGAGTTTTATATCTTTGCGTGAAAAATGATTTACGCGTATATTAGAGTCAGTACAGATAAACAAACGGTTGAGAATCAGAAATTCGAGATAGAGAAGTTTTGTAAGATAAGAGAACTGCAAATAGACAGATGGGTGTCGGAAACCATATCCGGTACCAAGTCTGCAAAAGAACGGAAGCTTGGCGCTTTGCTGAAAAAACTTAAAAAGGGTGATACCCTTATTTGCTCTGAAATTAGTCGTCTTGGGCGTCGTCTGATGGAAGTGATGAGCATTCTAAACACTCTCATGCAAAAAAAAATCACTGTTCTGACTGTAAAGGAGAAGTATGAGTTGGGTAACAATATACAGTCTCAGATACTTGCCTTCGCTTTTGGTCTGTCAGCTCAGATTGAGCGTGATTTGATTTCGCAACGGACCAAAGAAGGTCTTGCCAGGCGTGTTGCCGAAGGACAGAAATTAGGGCGGCATAAGGGTGGGCATAACTCGCATTACAAGCTGACGGGTAAAGAAGCTCTTATTCGTACCATGCTCGATTACGGATATTCCAAGGCTGCAATCTGTCGTAAATTGAAATGCAATCCTAAAACATTGGATGACCATTTAAAAAGGATGCAATAAGTAATCGGATTTCAAATATAAATTCCTATATTTGCTTATAGAAATGCATATAAATACCAAGAGCTTAGTGGCGACTTATGTTGTCATCGAGCTCTTTTTTTATGTCCTTTTTCGAGGCGGTAGATGCTGGTAGCTTTGTCAGTGGAATATTGTGGAACGATGTCATGTTTGATGACGGTTTACTTCTTTGGGTAATTGTTCGACAAAAAAGTGGTTGGTAGTATTAATAATTATATGGTATTTGAAAATGGATAGATTATTGACATTAGACCAAATTCGTGTGATATGCGTGTCGTTATTTAGTTCGACATTAGCATATCTGACACCTACCCAAGGCTTCCTTATAGCTTTGGCGGTGATGTTTGCCTTTAATATCTGGTGCGGTATGCGTGCCGATGGCGTGAGTATTATTCGGTGCAAGAATTTCAAGTGGAGTAAGTTTAAGAATGCATTGGCAGAATTGCTCTTGTACCTGGTTATTATTGAGGTGGTGTTCGTCTTCATGGATTCAATAGGTGACGGTGAAAGTGCTCTCATTGTTATAAAGACTATTACATATGTTTTCTCATACGTGTATTTGCAAAACGCATTCAAGAACCTGATTACAGCATACCCGAAGAATAAGGCTTTCCGGATAATCTACCATTTGATAAGGTTTGAGTTCAAGCGTGCGATGCCCTCGCACGTCCAGGAAGTGATTGGAAGAATTGAAAATGAAATTGATAAGGAGGAAGAAAAATGAAAGTATTGATTGACAACGGACATGGTAGTAATACTCCCGGTAAGCGTTCTCCGGACGGCCGGTTAAGGGAGTATGCCTATACCCGTGAGATAGCTGAACGGCTGGTAATGGAGTTAAGGAAGAATGGCATTGATGCTGAGCGTATCGTCAAGGAAGAGATAGATGTTCCACTGGCAGAGAGATGCCGTAGAGCGAACGAGTATAAGGCTTCTGAGGCTATACTTGTTTCTATCCACTGCAATGCTGCCGGTAATGGAAGTGATTGGATGTCTGCCCGTGGTTGGGAAGCGTGGACTTCTGTTGGCAAAACAAAAGCGGATAAGTTGGCGACTTGTCTGTACGAGAATGCCGAATACTGTCTGCCGGGAATGAAGATACGCAAGGACATGACGGATGGAGACAAGGATAAAGAAAATGGATTCTACATACTGAAGCACACAAAGTGTCCGGCTGTCCTTACGGAAAATCTGTTTCAGGATAATAAAGAGGATGTGGAGTTCTTGTTGTCCGAAGAAGGAAAACTGGCAATTGTGAATCTGCACGTATGGGGCATTATGAAATATCTGGGACTATGAAAAAGTTACCGTGGATATTAATTGTACTGCTGGCAATTGCTTGTATAGTGGTTTGGTTCCGTCCGCATGAGCAGCCTCCGGCTGAAGTTCATGTAGAGACGAAGATAAAGACGGTTGTCAAGGTAGATACGATGCTTATCTCTGCACCGATGGCAGTATTCTGGCGTTTCGTGCCGGATGATACGACACGGATAGGTGATACCTTGCTTCATCGTAAGCAAGTGGTATATAGAGACAGTTCGTATCGTGCTGTGGTGAGCGGATATGTTGACCCTCGGCTGGATAGTATGGTGGTGTATCCGAAGACGGTTTATCAGACAGTGACGAATGATATATACCATCCGGTGGTTGTTAAGTCGAAGAAAAAGCGGTGGGGATTTGGTTTGCAGGCAGGGTATGGCTATCCGGGTGGTTTTTATGTCGGTGGTGGGGTGAGTTATAATTTGTTTATGTGGTAGGAAAACTATACCTTTGTTGCTGTAGTAGTTTTACTTATCATTTTTTGATAAGTGGCCCCGGCTTCCGTCGGGGCTTTTCATATTTATAAAAGAAACGGTATTTGCTTGTTTCAATGAAAACGGAATTGATAGAGAATATAGGTTTTACAAAGGAGGAATACAATGCCAGGACTTTGGGTGAGGGTGTTGCCTCCTTTGATGAATTCATAAATGCGATAGTCGCATTTGTGGAAGAAAGTGGCGGCAGTCTGGAGGATGCCGTTGATATGGCGAACGACGCGTATTTTCAATTATAAATGATTATATAAAGTAGCTATGGCAGAAGAAAGTAAATATGCTTACGACGAGGAATCCGTCAAGGCAATAATCGAATGGGCACAAACAACCCAGTTACCCAAGGAGGTGATGCTAAGTGAGGCAGAACATATTTTTGACACCTCCATGTATGTTAATGCGAATATCTGCGATATAAAGCAGCATTATCCGGATGCTTTCTACAATCCGGCCATTGACCGGTTGTATCGGTTAAAAGAATTTATGGAAGGGGCGGCTGAATAAGCTGCTCCTTTATAATTCTCCGACAAAGTGTTTTGTTTCTTCATGTACTGTCAGAGAACTTCCTTTCAAATATTTGTTGGTCGTTGATATATCTGTATGCCTTGCCTGGTCACGGGCAACTACTATACCGGCTGAGTTAGCTAAGTCGCGGATTCCGGAATCCTTGAAGCTGTAAAATAAATAGGTATCTGGTAACTTTAGAGCTGAACGGAGCTTATAGAATCTGTCTCTAATCACTCGGGTAGTAATCTTTTTATTGCCAGGCTTGAAGCCTTTACTGAACAAATAGCAGTTAGTATCGTTATCGAATATATGTAAATCAATCATCTGCTTTATTATTTCATCATTCAATCCTACCATGCCATCTCGTCGATTTTTAGATATGTTTGATGCAACAAGTATCTTTTGTTCCTTTAGGTTTATATCGCATAACTTAATGTTTGTCAGTTCTTCCGGACGAATAAATGTGTAATACTCCATTCGGCAGACAAGAAGATAATAAGGGTCATTTTCTGACAGATATTTAGTAATTCGTTTTAAATCCTCCGGAGAGATTGCTGTGCGTTTTTTATCTTCTTCTTTAAGTGATTTTATACGTTCGCACGGGTTAGTTTCCATATATTGTTTTTCGACCAACCATGAGCAGAATGATGAGAGCCATATCTTATAATTGTTTCGGGTACGTGCGCTTGAATCACGGTCAAGTAGGAGATAGTCCAGAAAATCACTAATATAGGTTAGGTTGAATTGATAAATGTACATGATTGGCAAGGTGTGGTTTTGCATATAATCACAGAGTACACGTAGTCTCTTATTGTAGTCTGTGAATGTATTTGGTTTGATGCTGCCGGCTTTTCGCAGTTTATCAAGGTACTTTGCATACATCTCAATCACATCTTCCACTTTTGCATATTGGCGGGAATTAGACAAATCTGCCCATGGGTTCCATCCGGAACGAAGTCTGGCGGTAACAGTTGCAATGATATCAGCAGCTCTTTTTCTACGTTCGGTGATTTTGCTTATTCCATCCAGCATATATTTTTTACGCTTCATCTTTTGTTCTGCTGGGTCGTATGCAGTGAAATCCACATACCAGTTCTTGCCAGTATGGAGGGTGGGTAACGTATAGCTTACTATTGTAGCTAAGGAAGAACCTTTTCTTTTTTTAGAAAACATTTTTTTCTACGTTTTTCAAGTATGAAAACGTAGGATGTTAGACAATCAAGAATTAAATCTGTCCGACTTTCGTCCGACCTAAACCAATAAAACCGCCGTAAATTTGTGATTTACAGCGGTTTGTTGTTGCACGGGAGGAGAGGCTCGAACTCCCGACACCCGGTTTTGGAGACCGGTGCTCTACCAACTGAGCTACTCCCGTGT